ATACGGTGATGGAAAAAAGAGCAAAAAGTAATGTTCCCTTCAATGCTGGAGAGGATTTTCTCAATTTTTTGGATGAAGTAGAACTTACTGGAAATGATGTTGCTTATCTTATGTTTATGGGATATAGTTTCATACCCATTATTACTGCGATGAAACTTAAAATACTAGCGATGTAAAAGGAGATTTATGAACGAACATCTTATGGAACCTATGGTCGACCTTGCACCAGAGTTTAAGTGTTACACAGACACACTTAATATCCGTAGAACTTATTATTTCAACGATGAAATAGGAGAACCATCTCAGTATAATAATCTACTTCATGATCTCGATGTCGCCACAGAACGAGATGTTTTTGTATTTCATTTTAATAGTCCGGGTGGACGATTGGATGCTACAATTCAGTTATACAACGCCATAAAAGGAACCAAAGGACAAACCATTGGTTCTCTCTCTGGTAATTGTGCATCTGCGGCAACAGTACTGTTTCTTGCTTGCTCTGGGTGGGAAGTATGTCGTAATTGCCGTTTTATGATTCATGCTGGATCATGGGGATTTGGTGGAAAACACAATGAAATGATATCTCATGTTGATTTTGAAAAGGAATGGCAAGAAAGATTCTTCAAAGAAGTATATGGAGGTTTCTTGACAAAACGAGAAATCAGTAATGTACTCCGTGGTGGTGATATGTATATGTTTGCCGATGACGTAGTTTCACGTCTTAATAACTATAATAAAAAGAGGAAATAAGTAATCATATGAATGCTATGAAGATTAAATTTAATCATATGAATGCTATGAAGATTAGATTCAAAAAGCTATGTGCAGATGCTAAAATTCCTACATTTGGAAACGATGATACCACAAATGCGGGGATGGACTTTTATTCTATTCATGATTATACTATTCGTGCGGGGGGGCATTGTGTCGTAGATACAGGTATAGCATGGGATGGAATTCCCCTGTGTACTCCGTATGAAAAACCGGTGCTTATTATTAAAAGCAGATCGGGACTTGCTTTTAATAAAAATATAGAAGCAAGTAATGCGGGGGTTGTAGATGCCTCATATCAAGGAGCTATTAAAGTTAAACTATATAATAAGGGAAGGATTGATTATGTAGTTAAAAAAGGAGAACGTATTGCACAAGGTATTGTATATATGATACCAAACGTGCATCCTATCGAAATTGAGGAGTTTTCAGGTGAAACAGAAAGAGGTGATAAAGGATTTGGCTCAACCGGAGAATGAGTTGGATATGGATATAACGTACTGTGGGGAGGAAGATTGTCCACTTCACAGTACATAAGGAGATACCTATAATGGGAAAAGAAGATCGGGTAAACCATCCATCTCACTATACATCTGGTGGGATGCAGTGTTGGGATGCAATTAAAGCATCTATGACAAAGGAAGCCTTTTGTGGCTATCTTAAAGGAAACGTGCTAAAGTATCTTTGGCGGTACGAAAAGAAAGATAATCCTATTGAGGACCTTAATAAGGCACGTGTGTATCTTAACAAACTTATTGAGGAGTCTACTACTTGATAACCCTTCGTGTTCTTAATGAATATCCTCTTCTTGATATTCAGGAGGCTATTGCAACTACGCTAGGTAAGCAAAGTCTTAAAAGTGTACCTGATAGTAAAGATGCACTTGTAGATTATTACATCACTTTGTTTATTCAAAACCATAGTGTAGTACGGTCGGTGCATTTTCGTATAACAGATACTGATGCAAACAAGTCTGTTACTCGACAGTTGCTTCGGGCTACCACAGGACATCCACAACCGTATGTGGAAAGCTCTCGCCCTGATTGGACTGGAAAGCCCCGGAATGAGGAAGAGACTTGTTTCTTTACACATGACCATACTGCGGAATCTTTTATTATGGAAGCTCGACAACGGTTATGTTATAGAGCATGGGCACCTACAAGAAAAAAGGTACTTGACATTGTAAGAAAGATGTGGGAAAGTGGTGATCCATTCTTTGAAGCCCTTGCAGTGTGCTGTGTTCCGAATTGTGTTTTCCAGTATGGGTGTCCCGAAGGAAAATTTAATTGTGGTTGGTGGGATAAACAAGAAGATTATCCTTATAATATGGTAGATAGGAGGATGCATTATCTGATGAATGAAATTGTAAAGGAGGATTCTAATGATTAAAGAATTCGGTAATCTCTCTGAGGATAGAGAGATTGATAAGTTGAGGTTGGATGAAGAAAATGCAATTCAACCGTCAAAGTATGGTTATTATTTGGATGCTCTAGCTCAGGCAAAAACAGAACTGGATAGAGCAAAACAGAATTATGAAGCTACCGTATCAGCACGTTCTTTGTATTACAGGAGAAATCCTCCAACAGATGTAAAGGCTACAGAAGCTGTTTATACTGATTTGGTAAATACCGATACGCAAGTACTTGAAGCAAAAGATGCTTTGATTCGAGCACAGGAAGCTGTCAATGTCTTGTATGCATCTGTGTCAAGTATCGAAGACGTTCGTAAGAGTATCGACAACCTTGTAAAATTGCAGTTGTCGAGTTATTATAATTCACAGGGCATGGATAGTGCTCGTGATAAATTGAATCAATAAGGAGTTTGTGTATGACAGAAAATTGGGGTAATCGTAGGGAAATTGCGACAGCCGGTGGTGGTAACTTTACAGGGCTTGATTTTGGGGATCGTGAAGTAAAATTCTTCAAACTTAAAGAAGGAATGAATCGCATTGAAATCATTCCGTATACTATCACTACAAATATGCATCCTCTTGTAGTACAGGGACGTTATCAGAAGGGAAATAGTGATTACAATCTTGTACTGTATATTCACAGGAACATTGGTCCCGGAAAGCGTAGTGTAATCTGCCCTTCTCAGTATGGTAAACCCTGCCCTATTTGTGAAGCGGCAAAAGCGGCAAAAGAAGAAGGGGATAAAGCTACTAATGAAGCTCTTTATGCACGTCGCCGAGTTTTCTACAACGTAGTTGACAATGCTGATAGGAGTGCTGGTGTTCAGCTTTTTGAAACTAACATCAAGTATTTCCAGAAGCCTCTTGAAACTGCTGATAAGTATTGTGCTACCGATTTCCCCGGAAAGTTTTTCCCTTCACTCAAAGATGGTCTTACTGTATCGGTACTTGGGGCTAAGGATAATTTTAACGGAAATGAATTCATTCAGCCGTCAAGTATTACTTTTGTAAACCGTGCAGAACCAGTAACACAGTTTGCAAAAGATGCAATTCCTCTTGACCAGTGTATTAAGCTGAAATCCTACGAGGAAATTGAGAACATTATGATGGGTATTGGTGGAGGCGATGATGAAGAGGATGATGATTCTCCTAAAATTGAACGTCCTACCGATGTTCCTAATACAGAAGATAGCTCTGTAGATGAAGAACCCACAGAAGAACCGGTAGAGGAAGCAACTACCTCTGATACTGATTGTCCACACGGATTTCCGTTTGGAGACGCTGTACACGGGGATCACAAAGAATGTGATGACTGCCCCGAACGTATGTACATGTCGTGTGTGAAAGCCGCACGTAAGCGGTAAAGGAGTTAGGCCCGTGGGTATAAAGCTCACGGGCTTTTATTGCTATGGATGATAAACAACTTACACAATTAAGGAAAGCTACATTGGCAACAAAAGAAAAGGAAAAAGAAAAAACTACAATTTATTTTCCCACAGGTTCAACACTACTTGATATAGTGGTTGGTGGCGGGGAAAGAATTGGTTTTGGTATGGGCTACCCTGCTGGAACTGTGTGTAGAGATCACGGGCCATCAGGAACGGCAAAGTCTTATAAAGCAACAGAACTTATTGCATCAAGCTATGCACGATATAAGGATAAGTTTCGTTGGAGATATTGTGATCCTGAATATGGTAACACCATAGATACAGAATCGCTTTATGGATTCAATATGTTTCCTCCTCCAGAGAAAAATGAAAGAGAAGTTGTAACTGTAGAAGATTTTGAATATGACGTTCATAAGTGGCTTGATTCTCTTCAATCGGATGAATGTGGAATCTATGTATTAGACTCTTTGGATTCAATTACCGATCAAGCAACTCTTGAACGAAAGGAAAAACGGCATAAAGCATTTGATAGAGGGAAAGAATTTGATGATGGAACCTATGGTATGACCTTTCAAAAATTCTTATCACAGGAATTCTTTCGAGGACTTGAATCTAAACTTGAAAAGAAAAATGCTATGATCTACATCATATCACAGGTACGAGATAATGTTGGGGGCGGTATGTATGCCCCAAAAGATAGAGTATCTGGTGGTCGTGCTATAGGATTTCATGAAACTGTTCGTATTTTAAGTAAAGTACGGCAGAAAGAAGGTTCTGATGATCGTCCTACAGGTATCACACTTAAAGTGACCGCAGAAAAGGTGAGGCACCCACGTCCATTCCGTAACTGTTATGTTTCTATTGTATTTACATACGGTATAGATAATGTAGCAGATTGTATAGATTTTCTGTATGATCTCCGCTCTTCTGATACAGGTAAGCTCCTTAAACGTGCAGAAGCGGGTCTTGATTGGGATGGTATTGAGATGTCCCGAGATGAACTCATTCAATACATCGGTAGCAACAGATTGCAAAAGGAACTTGATAGAAGGGTGATAGATAAATGGGAAGCACTTGAGGATGCTGTAGCGGTTTCCCGTCCACCAAAGTTCG